GTGTTCCAAGTCATGTTGTGAATTTACGCTACGTCCGCGTTGTCATCGGTGAACCACGAGAGCGGCTTCTTCTCTGCGACGGCTATCTCCTGACGCTCCACGTACCCGCGCTCCTTGCCCTTGGTCTTGAGAAAGAATATAGTTGCGGCCGGGTTGCCATCACGTATGAGCTTGTATAGGTGAGATTCCACCATGTCGATGGTGCGTTGCTCCAGGGACTCGCACTGCTCCTTGTATTCCGGATCCGAACGGAGCCAATTGTAGTGCGTCTGTCGGGAGATGCCCACCCTCTCGCATGCCGTGCTGATTACGCTCATACTGAGCTGCAGCGCTTCCAGCATATCCTTTTTTTTGCTGTCCATTTTGTCCAATTATACCCCCTTTAAAGGCACCCGCATCTTCGGGTTGAAATCAAAGCTGCGTTTGCTGGCCTTGTCTCTCTGTATAACATCTTTGCCCCATTTGCGTTGCAGGGCAAAAAACTGCTGTCGTTCCCGATCGAGGTTGCGATACGTTGCACATCCACCGGCCTGTTCCGCTTGTTTGACGAAATAATGCGCATAATTGACCCGCAAACACCCTCCGTGTTTCTGTATGTGCTGGAGGGTCATGTCGTAGTCCTCCTTGAGCGGTAGGTCCTCATCATACCGTAGAGTGTTGGTAGAGAGGTATGCCGCAAAAGGCCCCCCAATGAACTGCAACGTTGAGAAAGGTGTGTATTCTCTGTACGCACCTTTGTCGGGTATGCAATTCAGTCCCCAAAAATGGAAGCCCCAATCTTGGCAAAGCTGCGCCCAATGTTGGCAGGCTTCCGTCAATTCATCTGCCTGAAACGTCGCGGTCTGCTGTCCATCCCATCGGCCAATAGCACCGCAGTCATCATCCAGGAGAACCAAGCAATCGGCATCGTGGAATAGGTTGTCAAGGATCCAATTTCTGACGCGAGACACATTGCCCTGCACCTCGTTGGGTACTGTGACTATTTCATTGCCATGTGATGTATACTCTTCGGCTTCCGATTCTGCTACAACCAAAGTTACCTGCGGGAACGTGGCCTGCGTGACGCTCTTCTGCGGGCGTCGATAGGAGGGGGCATAAAATTTAACCCGCATTGCCCGATTCTTGCAGTGTTTTTATTGCTCTTGGCCCATCGACCACACGCCCGATGCCTGAGCTCCACGGCTTGCCATTGCTACGCCTGGCTGTCTCTGTCTTTAATCCAAGTAAGGTTTTGGCTTGTATCCAATCTATGTCCGTCGAAAATTTGAGGACGACGTAATTGCTTTCTCGATCTAACTCTGTGGCAAATGGATGCTCGCTGCCATCATTATTTGGGTTCTTGAGCTCCTCTATGTCATCCTTGTCGAACGGCAATGGCACGCCCCATGTATCCAGGAGGTCCATGTCCCAATTGTTGCCGAGCTCGTCCATGTCCCAATCGCCAAAGCTGACGTTGTCCTTGATAATAAACGCCTGCTTTTGCTCCTCCGTCCAATCTATGGCGCGTTGTATAGGTACCTCAGTAAATCCCAGCTCTAGCAATGCACGGTATCTCATGTTGCCGCCGAGTAGGATCATGTTTTCGTCGACAACTAGCGGACGCTTGTCCAACATCTCCGGGAACTCCTCTATGCTTTGTTTGAGCTTGCGGAATTTTACCCGATTGATGCTCCGCGGATTGTTGGGGTTGAGCTGAACCTGCTCGATAGGTACTCGTTCATGTGCCATGCTTGCAAATTAGCATACTTCCATGATTGATTGCGGATCGGGATATGGTTGCGGTATTTCTACCCACCAGCTGTAAGCGCGGTCCTTACCTGACATCCACACTTCAAACGTGAATTCTTCAGTGAATCCGTAATGGTCTACGGTGTGCCTCCACGCTCCGTTGTCCAATAGTTCCAGTATGAGGTAATTGTCTCCCGCTGTTGGCGGGTCCAGGGTGCAATGTCTCCACTTCATTTTTCCGCTTGGTTGATGCATACGGCCACCCTTTGCGCCATATCGGGAAACTCCCTCTTTGCGGTCTCGTCTGCGATGCAGCGGGCGATAAATTCGCTCTTACTCTCGCCCTGTTTTTTTTCGGGTAGTGGCATTATCCTCTGGGGTCGTAGCTAGCGTCTCCGGTACTTTCAAAGACGGGGGTTACGCTTAGGCTGTAGGTGGCGTGTTCGTACCTCATGGCCTTCTTTTTCGTCCGTGGGGTGGATATGTGGCGCCTCATCATCAGCTCGGCGTGTTTCCTGCTGGAAACGTACCACACCTCTCGCTCGTTCAATTCGGGGCAGGTAAATACCGCCTTGTAAATCTCAGCCATGCAGGGCTAAATATAGCAGTATTGCGAGGACCCCCATATAACCGAAGAAGGTGGCGCGGTATGCGTAGTCGTTATTCTGCAAGCTCCGGTATTTCGATACGTTCCTTGATGCTGTCTATTATGTGCGCTGCAATTTCCGTCCAACGTACATCGGCAACAAAAGCGAGAAGCCATCCTCGAGCGATTGCTGCACACCCTTCTTCGGGCATATGCGAGCAGATCCATTCCTCCACCTCATCCTTCAATATTTCGGCCAGTTCTATGCGGGCGTTTCTATCCCGGTCTTCGTCAGGTGTGCCAATAGGTGCCCAAGATGGCGGCTCGTAATCTTCATATAGTTTCTGCACGTAATCATCGAAACGCTCGAAATCATCACCGTCAAAATATTCTAGGTTGACTCGCCACGTTTCGTAGTTGGCCCATCCGTTGTATCGCTCGCTCATGATGGCTGAATTGTATTGTGGATGTCCTTCTTGATCTCCTGGATGGTCTGTCCCATATACTTGCCGCACATCTCATTCACGATAGTCCAGTACGTTGTGCCTTTGGCGATACGTCTCTTGCCCACTTTGAAGCTGTGCTGTGCCACGTGATATGTGCGACTGTCATTGCCCATCGGCAAACCCTGTTGCCATTCGCAATCTAACGTTCCGATGTACCTGTCTTCGACGAAGTAATCCATCTTGTACCCTATGTGTTTGAATTTTTGCATGTATCAAATATACAAGCAACCTTATCACATACACAAGCACAGCACTCAAAATAGCTCCATTTGATTAGCTGGCTGCGGCAGTAGTTCCCACTCGGTGCGGCGCAGGGTATAGGTGTCCTCGTGGCCGGGCGGGGTACAGTCCCACGTCGTGGCCTTGTATCGCTTCCCGTCCTTCTCGTGGATCTTCGTGAATAGGATTTCTCGCTTTGTCATGTGTCTAGAGTTTGCCTTCCTCCCTCATCACCTTCTCGGCCCACCGTTTCCCGGCCAGCCCTCCCCATAGAAGATACGAAATAGTTCCGCAAGCCTTGGTATCTGACTCGTCATAATACTCCTCGGCACGGGAGAGGTAGGAGTACATCCGCTGCACGGTATCGAAGGAGACCGCCTGCCCTTGGGCTAGCTGTTGGGCGCGGACCTTCCCCACCTGGGTGGCGCACTTATTGCCAACCTTCTCATTCAGCTCGATGCCCTTCTTCGCGTTGTTGGATACCGCGTCGGGGTAGTCGCTCCAGGTCTTAAGGTTTACAAGTATACTCATAGGCTCGTTGAAGTTTCTCGACCATGCTCTTGTTCTTTCCGGTACAGTTGCACGGCCTTTCGTTGGCGTTAAAGGTGCGGTTAAAAATTGCGTACATATCGCGGGACTCATGACGGTTCAACCTCCCCCGCTCGATAGCTGGGAGCAGCTCCTCGTAAGCCGTTACGTCCTGCTCGGACATCTCGACATTCCTACCGGGGAAGATGGCGTTTAGCTTGGCGCGGCGTTCCTCGCACCCGCAATCCTTCACGACGGCTTTGACGGCTTTATCTATGCCCGTCGCCTTCGTGAACTGCGCGATCCTGTCGCCGAGTCCCTTGGAGTTGTTTTCTGACACGTCGAATGGTGGTGTATAGGGTGTGGCGGGAGATGCCCGTCGACTCCGCGAAGGAATCCAGGGTATGCCCGTCCTCAAAATATATCGCAAAGACCTCCGCATCAAACCAGGGGAGGTCGGCTAGGCGTTCCTCGATATGGGTCAGGAGCTCGTCGCGGTGTGCCGCTACCCCGTCCCCGTCCCACCAGTCGACAATGTGGTGAGCGAACTTGCGGCGGCGCTCCAAATCCTTCCGCCATTTGTAGTGGTAGCGGGAGGTCTTGGAATTGTAGTTGTTGACCATCACCCGCAGGACCCAATACTTGAGCTGGTTCCGTTCGAGCAGGCCGTCGATGGTTTCGTCCTTGGTTTGGTAGAGCTGTAGGATAACCTCGTGCAGCAGGTCCGGACCGTCCTTCCCTGCGATCCGGTATGCGGCTTGCAGGAGGTCGTCGTAGTTGCGCTCAAGGTATCCGTCGAGCGTCATCCTCCGAGTAGCGTCTTGAGGATGAGAATAAACAGGATCCAGAAAATGCGGTCGGGCATGGTCTATAGTTTGCGGAGGCGGCGGTTGTAGACATCGATGAGGGCCTCCAGTTCCTCGACGCTGTATTTCCTTGTCGTGTTGCTCAGGGCTTCGATTTCCATCGCCGTCCCTTCCCCATATTCAGCGTCCAGGTTGCGGGCGAATCTGTACTGCTCGCCGCTCCGGAATCCGTTGCAGCTCTTGCACTGGCATTTTACATTCCTCTCGTCCCATCGGGTCGAGAACTTGGCCCGGCTTTGGAAGTGTCCCGCGTCGACGGTCTTCCAGTGCTTCCACACCCCGCACGTAAAGCACTGCACGTACCCCCGATGGTCGGCGTCCTTGCTCCGTACCCATTGGGAGAAGACCCGATCGAGGCGGGCGATGAGTTTCTTGCGGGTCATACGAACAGGCCGAGGCATGCGAGCAGAAACACAACGAGATTGAACAGGCGCACCTGGTGCTCTTGGTAATACTCCGCGCCAATTTGGGCGAAGGTGAGAATCGCGATTGCGAGGAGTATGCCGGGGGTCATTTCGGTTTGATCTCGCCGAGCTCGATGAGGTCCTCGACGGTCAACAAGATAGCCTTGCGGGGTTGTTCGCGGTTGTACCCTCTTTGGTAGGGGTCAAATTCCGGACGATGCTGACGCTCCAAAATCCTCTCCGCTCGCATCTCCTCCCACTTCCGGCAGCACGTCATGAGCTCCCCTAGCTTGAGCCGCCCGTACATGGGTCCGAACTTGTCTCTTTTGATGTACTCGAAGACGAGCTTGAACTCTTCGAGCTTAAAGGCGCAAAATTCTTCCATCAGCGCGCGGGCCGTCTCCTTCATTTCCTCGTCGTCCTGGATGGTCTTGGTCGCATCGACGAACTTTATGAGCTTTCCTAGCTCGACAAGGAACCACGCCCGCACCTGCTGGGGGTGGAGGCGTAGCGCCGTGCGGATGTTTGTACCCCCCTCCCACGCATTTTGAGGGGTCAAATTTCCACTTTCTCCCTTCAGGAGGGCCACACTACTAACCGTTAGCGATGAAGTCCTTGAGACCATCCGGAGTGAATCCTTTGGGGTTGAATCCTTTTCGTCTGTCATTGCTCTGTCTGTTTCTTTCATTCGATAGCCACTGCCGGGCCTTGGGTTTCCACTTCGCGATGGGGGTGCCATTGACCACCCATCCGTTCGCCTCGTAGTAATTGTAGAACGCCGGGCCGAGGTCGGGCGCAAGATCCGCCCCGCCAATATCTACCAAATACTCGATGACCTCCTGTTCGGTTGGTCTCTGGTATTCCAAATCCTCTCGCGCGCTCTTAGAAGTTATCTTAGAAGTGTTTGTTTCTATATGTACTTGTGGCAATGGTGCCACGTCGTTGTGGCAATCCTGCCCAATCGTTGTGGCAATTTCGCCACGTCCTTGTGGCATTTCTGACAGGCAGTAAGTATGCCGCCTATCGAACCCATTCCCTTGCCGGTAGATGGCCCCTTCCTTCTCCAGTTTTGACAGCGCCCGGCGTATTTGGTCGAAGGTCAAAAAGGAGAGATGACCCTGCATCTTGGAGATGCTTTGCGTCATGCACGGCTCCTCCCCTGCCGAGGTGTTGCGGTCTATCCAATACTTGAGATGAGCGAGGACGGAAGCGGCTACCAATCCAAACCGCTCCGCGTCCTCTGTCTCGAACCAATACTTCATGGTCCAAAGATGCCATCGGGATCGAGTTTCCTCAGGGCGTATTTGACCTGCCGTATCTCTCG